AAGAAGTCTTCTATTCCAGCGTCTAGGCCCCAAAGTATACTTAGCTGCATATGTGCTGCATCGAGCGAATGAATGACATTTGGAGCAATAGCTGCCTTTGCCTTCCGTGTGTCATACCTTGCGCCATCCTGGTTAAGTGAAACCCGCGTTTGCTTCCTCAGCTTTGCCTCACGGTCATACAAGAAGATCTTTACACGTTTGACATCGGGTTTAGTGTACCGCTGTACCGCTGGAAATGCGCTGGGTGTTCTCCACCGTACTGACTTCCCTTCCCGTGCCAGGGCATCGGCATATGATTGAAAGAAGGCCATACCCTGAGAAACACTAGAGATGACTTTGTTTACAGCTGCATAATTAAACTTAGCTAGGAAACGTGCGTAGCGCTCTTGTTCTCGGTGATCGCCAAATGGGTGCTTGTCGATAGTTCCATAGTTTACATCGCGCTGTAGTGGTTGCATTAGGTCTTCAATGATTTGATCACCAAAGCCTCTTTCTATGGAACTATAAGCAAACGTCATGCAGTTACGCTTGACTGTTTTACGAGTGATCCCATAGTCCAACCACCGCTGTGCTTCCTCAGACGCATCCTCTGTTAGATCCTGGATAACCTGGTCTGCCACAAGCTGATAGACGTCCTGACACTTATCGCTTGGCACTAAGTTAACCATCCGTCCAGTATCTTCAGACTTCAGTGCCAATGAATAATGCTGAACACCACTATTGGTACCGTCTAGGCTTATCGGTAAGTGACATATGTCACTCTCGTCAAAGTAAGCAAAGACGGCTGCTAGAAACTGAAAGGGTTTATCAGCTGCGGTCCATAGTTCGATGGTTTGCTTAGGGCTGTCGTTAATCTGACGTAGCCAATCTTCGTTATCTAAGACCCATTGGATCCTATCGTCGAGAGACGCCTTAGACACCTTATCAAAGTCACCTACGTTAGCCAGGTGTATCGCAAGCCACCCTCGGTCCTCTTCAGCCACGGGTTTACCCCTAGCAAACTCAAAGAGTGCCTTCACATGGTCATCCCTGTGATAATTAAAGTGAGACACAGGGTACATGCGCCCTCTGAAGTCAAAGCTCCAGCCGATTGAGAATGACTCATAGTTAGCCATCTCATGTGCAGTCCTCAGGTCATCATTCATGACAACCAAGTTAGCTACTGACTCTCGTCTCTTTATGTGCCAATCCTTTTGATCCTTCTTAAGTTGACGCTGGGTCTTCTCTGGTAGGCTTTCGTAATCCTTAGGGAGCTTAGGAAACTCTGGTGGCTCTAGTTCTGGGAACTTACCAAACCTAAGCTTCTCATCAACACAGTAGTCTACCATCTCTAGTACACGTTTGTTGATCCGCAGTGGGGTTGCCTGGAGTGCATTAAGTGCTTTGACATACATGGGTTCACCGTGTCTCTCAAAGTCTTTTGCAATTGCATTCCTCTGTTCTGTAGTAGTCCTACGGATCAATGGTACTAAGGCTGCTAAAGTTTCATCTTGGTAGACACCTGTGTCAAAAGCTGTCCAAGGCTTCGGTGGTGTAACTAATGGACCAAACATCGGCTCTGCCCATGACGCTCTGAACATGCGCTGCTTTAGGATGTCCTCTGCCTCTGGGGTTAACGTAAGGGTCCTGTGTGTCTTTAGGTTCTCTTCCACAGTAGCTAACTCGAAGATCCCTGAAGTCTCTAAGACAGCATTAAGTATTGGACTTGCTATATTGACCTTCATAGATCTAGACCACTTGTCATGCTTAAAGCCAGCTTTAGAAGCTATGATCCTTGCAGCCTTTAACCTGTAGCGCTCACTTGAGTGGTCTTTAGAAACCTGACCTACGATCCGCTGCCAGAGTGACTTGTCAAACTCTTTAAGCTCTTCAGACCAAGCTTCAAGTTCGACCCTAGTGCCTATGGTAATTAGAGTGCCAGCTAAGGTGCCTTGCTGCATGACACTTTCATAACAGACGTTGAGACCTATGTAGGCTAAAGTGTCTGCGTCTTGGTCTACCAGTTCCTCATACCACAAGCTCTTCTTTCCTAGGCCGCTGTAGAACCTCTTAGCGTCTTCCTCGATTGCCTGGGTAATTGCTTTTGATACTCTAGGTAAAGCCTCGGTTAGTACCTGGTGAGGTACCTCTCGTTGACTGTGTGCTAGTTTCTGTTGTCTCTTGTTGTATCTCTCATGACCTCTTTGGATCATTTGTTGCTCAAGTTCAGCTTGGCGCTGAAAGCCCTCATGCGTCATCCTTGTAGTCTCCCTTGGGTTCTGAGGGGGTCCCTTAGTCAACCCATTGTTTTTATTAGTTTCTATTTCCTTATCATTTGAAGTAAAAAGGGAGCCATTAGGCCCCCATGATTTTAGCTATCTCCATCGCTGATTCCTCTTTCTGATGCACATACTTTTGTGTAGTTGACAGCTGCCTGTGACCCAGCGCCATGGCTACTTTAATGGTCGACATGTTGTGGTCATTTACCATTGTGGTAGCCGCAGTGTGGCGAAGTGTGTGAAAGACAAACTCTTTATCACTAGGGGCAATCTCTTTACGTGCCTCGCCCCACGCCTTGTAAAACTTCTTGTGTGAGAACAGGACGCCTGGCGTAAACTCTAGCTCGCTAAGTGCATCATAAGCCTTACCAGCTAGGAACACGGTTCTATCGTCACCATTCTTAGTTTTGGTCAAACGCACAACACACATGCGGGGGCCGCGCTGTTCAACCATGTCTGGTGTTATACGTCTGATCTCATCGAGACGCATACCTGTGCTGAGTGCGATCTGACACCAGTGCTTCATCCACCAGTGTTTATGACCACCAAAGAAACGTAGTAGTTTCTCTTGTTCAGAATCAGACAAGAAACGTACACGGCCCTGCTTCTTGTGTGCAAACTTTATCGTCGGTAGCTTATCAACTAAATCGAGATCCTTTGCATGACGAAGGATAGCGCTTATAGCTGCCTTGTAGTGGTCAACAGTATTATCGGATAATCCAACATCTAAAAGGTGTAGTCCGAACTGATGTATATCCATCGCGGTCACTTCATCGACACCTTTAAATCCAATGCTTTTAAACTCAGCAAACCTGTGCATCTTTGAACGGCTTTCTTTGAGGTGCTTGCCGTTCCAGATGTTTGGTGCTTCTTGATTAACAAAGTCTGTAAAGTTCATAATTCTTTCTCCCAGTTAGAACGGTGGCTCTTCGCCAGTGTGTGATGGTTTCCAGGGAACGTAATCTCGGTAGTCAGGTTCTTCCCTGGATGGCTTAGGCAACGGTGGAAACAGCTGCCTAAGGAAATCGTCTAAGTCCGTATCATCCGAATACATGTGCTGCACCCAGACCGACGTAGAGCATGACAAACAGTGCCAGGCATCCAATGAGGTCTCCCAGCCAGTTCATGCTGACACCTCGTCAGGGTTTAGCTTACGGTGGACGCGAAGTAGTGCTTCGTGAGATCCGTCAGTCTTGAAGACCTTGGCATCTTTGGAAGTGTACTCGCCGTAGCCGTTGTAGTTGTAGAGCCATTCGTCTTTGCAGTCGCTACGGACATATGAGCCATAGACGTCTTCCCATTCACCAGTTTCAGGTGAGCGAACAAACAGTGTGTAATATGGGGTAACTTTAGTCATCGTAATCAGTCTCCTTATAGTTAAGGACTGATGAATACCGATGAGTTCTTGGTTGGTAGCGGAGGAGGGACTTGAACCCCCGACACGCGGATTATGATTCCGCTGTCACACTACCGACGACTTGTGAACTCCCAGTCTCATCGTCCGTAACCGATAGATAACTATTCCGATGACATTTTACAATACTTTTGTTTACTGACGAGGAGCAAAAAACACCGATCCAAACCGATGCTGGCTAATAGCCATGCTGATGTCGGACCGATGTTATCTAGTGGGCTGTTGATTACCTAAGTTTATAGATGACGACAGCCAGCATTCCTATTGTGATCAATTCAGGGATCGACACAGGAAATCCAGCCACGATAGACATAGGATCACCTTCCTTTCTGCTGAGGGGAATTACTTGAAGTAGTTCGAGACGTTGAACCCAGGACATGCCTTTGGTGCATACTGGTTGTGACCCGAGACCTTAGTGATCGGGTAGGTGTTTGTCAGATCCGCAACAAGTTGCTGGAGTGACGCCATCTGCTCAGGCGTAAAGTTCTCACTGAAGCGGTCATTGGATGTAGAGCCGAAGCCTCCAAACAAAGCGATACCGCAGGTGTTCTTATTGCGGCCCTTTGTATGAGCACCGTTGCGTTCCATAGATCGACCTTTGGTGATCGTCCCGTCTCTATCGATAGTATAGTGGTAGCCGATGTCGCTCCAGTTACGATCCTCAACGTGCCACCGTCGTAGTTCCGCTGTCTTCTCGGCAGCGCTCTTGTCTTTCCACCAG